TTTTATAATTCTCAAGATTCTTCTATCGGCTATAATGTTGCTGATGGTGGAGAGGGCGGCTTCACGGGTTTTCGTTCTGAAGAATCTAAAAGAAAAATTGGCGAATCGTCCAAGGGACGCATTAGTTACTGGAAAGGAAAAAGACTTTCCGATGAAACAAGAGAAAAAATGAGTATAGCGGCAAAAGCTAGATTGAAGAATAAAGAAAATCATTCAATGTTCGGTAAGAAAAATCTTGGTGCAGCTAAATGGTGGCGAGAATACTGGGTTAAAAAGAGAGAGGCTTCTTGTCATGTTTCCTTTTAACGAGTACAAGATTCTAAGGATCATACAGTCGGCCTTTAATGCGTTAAAGCAAACAGGCAGCTCTTTTGATCAAACTTTTGCTTATTTATTCGATACCGTCGACTTGAGTAAAGAAGAAAGAGCGGCATTCAAAGACATCATTATAAATGACAAGATTCAGTATCATACAACATATGCAACGATTTCAGCAGTGGTTCCAAACATCGTTGTAATTATGGATCAAGAAACGCAAATAGAATCAGATAAGCCTATTGGCGATGTATTGGGTAGTGCTATCATGGACGATGGCACAGATACGGAAGAATATGGCACCATCAACATGGGCGTCTATTCTATTAACATTCTGGCAAAACAGATCTTGCTAGTGAGGCTTCTCGGTACTTTCATTAGATTTATTTTGGAAAGTTATTCGGCTGTCAACGATGATATGCCGGACTTGGACATAAACACGGATAGATTTTCACCAGATGCCGAGTTTTTCCCGCAAGATGTGTTTCATGTTCATTTGATTGTTAGATTCCGCTATGTAGAGTCGTGGAATGATGTGTACGGTCCGATCAACCAGATTTTCATGCAATCATGCGGTACTGATTTCTGGCAAAATATCATGGGCACTGCATAAGAAACGCCATAGATTTGTTAATTTATAAACATGACATAGGTTTATCTTCACTCTATGCGATAGGAGAAATTTAATGGGTGTATATTTTAACGGACGCTACTACATTAAGCCACAGGTTGCTACTTATGTAGACGATACTGCGTTAACACCGGTTGGACTTGTTGGGTCAAATGTAATAGGAATGATGGGTCCCGCTAAAGACGGCATCCCTAATCAGGCTTATCTTTTGACATCCTTGATGGACGCCACCGACATTTTTGGTGAAGGTCCTCTTGTTGATGGCGTTGCGATGGCGTTTAATGGAGGAGCTCAGTACATCTGGGCAACGCGTGTTGGCGGAACATATTCTGCAACGACACATTTATTTACCTCGCCGCCAAATCAAGCTATCTACGAATATAATGATTCGCCCAATATTCCGTTTAGACTTCTTTCGAAAGCCTATGGATTTCAGGCTAATGGAATTCAAGTTTCTACACATCGAAACGCTGATGCGACGAAGGGCATTGATGTAACGGTTTCTGCTCAAGGTAATGTGATTACTGGTACTGGAATTTATTATAATGTTCTCCGAATTGATAATACTTCTGCAGAAACAACTTTTGTTATTGTTACTAATGCTACGGAATATCAATTAACGATAACGCAGGGTTCGAATAGCGGTATGTTAGATTTAGTTGGCGTATCGTCAACTACTGATTTAGTTGAAAGAATTAAGGAGGTAATGGCGACTGCTATTCCGTCGCCCATTGATGATACATCGTTTACGTTTACGGTTTTGAAAGAAATTCCAGGTGTGCAATTAGACGCAGGCACGACAACTGTTCAATCATCGGGAACTTTAAAAGCTAACGTCAGAGCTGTATTTGATTGGTTTAATTCGGGTTTTCAGCCCTATGTCTATGCTGAAGATTCAAGGGGAATCTTTACGTCTTATATAACAAAGGACTCGACACTCTTTGCTATTCAGGGCAATCCACTTGCAGTTTTTACGTTCAATATGGCTCTCGCTAATCTGACGGGCGATATGGGATATATTGACAATACATCGTACGAGGGTGTTCTGGCTGAAATTTATGAAGATTTGGATCTAGATCTTGTCGTTCCGATTGTAGATGATTATCTCGGAAATACGATAGTTTTAAGTGCTGATTCGATCTTTAATTCGGTCTTATCTCATTGCAAAGCGATGAGCACGATAAAATCAGAAGAAAGAATTGGATTAGTGGGATATCAATTCGATGGTGTTGGAAATATAACTTTAACGTCAGATGGAGATGCCGATACGCTTACTCAACTATTAATCAATAGAGCGGCCGTACTCAATTCACCATATATGGTTGTCTGCGCTCCAAGATTCAAGACCTTCAATATTAAGGGCGATCTAAAATTCTTCAATGGTACTTACACAGCTGCTTATATTGCTGGTTTGATTGCTTCATTCCCGGTGGGCGAACCCATCACAAACAAAGACATCTCTGGAATACAGGCACTTTCTACATACTTCAAGAACCGCCAGATCCTTCAGCTTATCGACAATGGTGTCTGCACCGTTGAAAGAGTTGGATCAGCTCTCAAGGTAGTCCAGGGCGTGACTTCATGGATTTCAGACGACAACTTCAACAAGAAAGAAATCTCTGTCAGATTAGCAACGAACTTTGTTGCTAAGAATTGCAGAGATAATTTGAAGACTTTTATCGGTAGAAAGAATTCTCCGCAAATTCTTCAGATTATCAAAGGCTCTTTGGTACAGATCCTCCGCGAACTTGAGAATAATGAAATCATTGTAGGGACTTTGGCTTATCCTGCATATCGTAATTTGGTTCTTACTGCTGATGGAGATGTTGTTCGTGTATCTTTTGAATGTTCACCAGTTCTCCCAATCAATTATATTCTTATCAATATCCACGCTACTGTTTTCAAAGCAACGATCTAATCTAAGGAGCTATTATAATGGCTAAAGTTTATTCAGGAAATACGATCCTCGTAGTCATCAAAAACAAACCTGTGGGCTTGCTCCAAGACTGTACAGCCGATGAAGATTTTGCTCCAGATCCAGCGTCGGGAATTGGTGATCCAAGAGTTGTAGAATATGTCCCAACGATGTACAGGATCTCTTTGGCCGTTTCTTCAATGTCACTCAAGAAAGACTCCCTCTTCTCTGTCGGCGTCTTCCCGGAAGGTATTGACAAGTATCTCGCAACTGAGCCCTTTACAGTAGTTGTCATTGACAAAGTTTCTCAAAAGACAATTCGTCAATATAATAACTGTATTTTTGCCAGAGGGACTCTTTCTATTAGAAAGCACACTATCGTAAGCCACAATTGCACTTTACTTTCGACTGAGGCTTTAGCTGGAGATGCAGCAGGGTTTATTGAAACTACAGCCTAATAAATAAAGAGGTGTAAAAATGTCTCAAAAAATCTCGCAATACTTTACGTACAATTTTGATGGAAAAGAATACAAGATTAGATATAAAACTCCAAAAGTTGGAGAGCAGATAGCAATAGGTCAGCGTTTTGCCGTTTATAAAGCTGGTTTTCCTTCTCTTGATGAAACTTCTGAGCTGTTGGCTTATGCTACAGCAACATTGGAGACAGTTATAGTAGATAAACCAGTTGATCTAAAATTTGAAGAAATAGATACGTCTGATTGGCATGTTCTCCGCCAGATGCTTACCGATTATCAAAACTTCGCCTTTTTTCGTATCCAAGCTCCAGCAGAACCTTCTCCGTCGTGAGCTGACGGCAGCTTCTAGAAAAGATCCTGATGTCGATGACGATATAGAAGATTTTGCATTTCAGAAACTCAAAAAGCAAGCCAATGATGAATTGAAAAACAATTTGGCTCGATTAATCTATCGGTCTAAATACAATCTCCCCCCCAATAACCCTCAGTTTTTAGATCTTACAGACGAAGAAATCGTGTATGAACTCGTTCTTCAATCTGAATACAGTAAATGGATTGAACATCGATTTGAAGAAGAAGAGGGAGACGACAATAAAATTATTTATAGAAATACAGATGAATATGATAGTATAGCTAAGCGACTAGAAAAGGGCGAAGATGTCGATTTAGAATCGCTCATGACTCCAGATGAAGATTGGGAAAAAGTAGATGCCTCCTGATGTGGGCTTAAATAATGCTATTAGAGAACTGACAGCCGCTGTTAATAAGATGGCGGGAGGACCTGTTGTGGGAGGTAGTAGTCATATTATCGACCCTAATACGGGAGTAGCTGTGGGCGGTAAGAATGTTAATGATATACTTTCGGGTCTTAAAGATAGTATTGAAAAACTTACTGAAGTAACAGGAAAATCAGTAAGAGCACAGGCTGATAGCAAAGACACTTTAACTCAGCACTTAAAGGGACTTGAGATTCTTGGTACTGCACTGGCATTAGCTGGTCCAATGGTTTCACAATATTCTAAATACTCTATTGCTAGACCGTATGAAATGCTTGGTGGTACGATGGGTCAAGTGGGCGGCCGCATGATGGAAAGAGAACGAGATACGGGTCAAATAGTTACTACAGTCATGGCTGGTCTTGCCGCTATGATTCCAGGAATAGGCCTTTATGTTTCTGGCGCCATTGTTGGCTTGGGTGCTGCAGGAGGAAATGCAGCAATAGGTCGAGGATTTTTTCAAGAGGCATCTATTAAAGCAGCGGGTGAAGAACAAGCTGCAAGAATGGCAACTGAAAGAGTTATTGGTGCTAGAGACAGCATGATGTTGAATTATCGTCTTCAGAGAGGCGATGTTGCTGGAAAGGGAATGCGCGGTCAGGGTGGTTCAGAAGCTGCTTTTGTTCTTTCTGAGTTGGGAATTAGCGGTATGGAGTCGGCGGGTATTATAGCCAATGTCCAGGCACAAGGAGCTAGAGGTTACAGTAAGTTTAGTATGGATAGAGCTAGACAGATTACAAACATGAGTATTTATGGTCAAGATATTGGTGCTAATGCAGTTGCTATGCAGATCAGTAATAGAACAGGATTTAGTGAGAATGAGCTTTTAAGAGCTTCAGAAAGAACAGGATTTCAGATTCCACAGATTGCGCAAGCAATGGAAATAGCTAGGGGACAATCTTTTATGTTTGGTCCAAGTGCTGGAAATCGTCTTTTTAATATGGCTACCAGTACAACGATGGCACAGCAATTAAATTCTCCTGCAATTGCTATGGCTGCACTTACTCAGGGCTCTGCAGGTGCTGCAGGTGCTGCAGGTGGGAATGAAGCTTCTGAAATGATTTTGTTCCAGCAGTTTCAACAAGCTAATCCGGGTAGTTCTTATATGGATTTTCTTGAAGCAAAAAGCATGGGCACAGCATCTCCAGCATGGATGAAAATGATGTCAGGTGCAGCTAAAACATTTGGAGTTATGGGACAACAGGGAGGTCTTCTTGGTGTCGGTACAGGAATATTTAAAGGCGCCGGTAAAGAGGCACGAGATGAGGCGATAAAGTTATATGGCGAAGCTACAGGAGAACTTGATGCTGGAAGGATGATGGGTGCTGCTGGCTCTGCTGAACCGTCTGAAGCAATGAAAAAACTTGGTAGAACAGGCTTAGCTCTAGATAAAGCACAGGGTCCTTTAATGGAGGCTGAGTTTGGAAAGACTATAGATAGAGTTACGACGGGCCTTAATTCAATCGCAGCAACATCAAAAACTATATCAGAAGCGACAACGAGAGCTGCTAATCTTATGGAAATATCGGTTGTTAATAGCATGGACGTTCTTGATGAAAGTATTGCAAAATGGATTACGAAATATTTGGGTGGCGACGGGGGACTCCGCGCTCGACGCAGACGACCTAAACCCTAATGCAACAAGTACTGAAATTCAATATCGAGATTTTTGATGTTCGTACAAAGTCATCTATAAAAATAAGAGATGATGCTGAACTCGTACGAAATATTCAAATAACAAAAGACTTGCAATTAAATAATCAAGCTATAATTACATTTGCTAAATCTAGATCATATACTCTTCTAAAATTAGAAGAGTCGATGAAACTATATAACTATGTTAAAATAGAGTTGCTTCTTAAAAACTATGATCAAGGTTCGGATTATCAAACATTTTATTTTTCAGGATTTATACAAAATATGAGCAAGCAGACACTGTATGGTCAGAGTCCTTCATCGGCGACTACCATTGTAATTGTTGACTTTGCTAATCTATTTAAGACGACGTTCTATACGAAAAACCTCACCTTTTTAGATATTTTAAATCAAGCTGTTCCAGAGTTTAGACTTCTTAATTTTTCCGAAATATTTAATGATCCTAAAAATAAACTGCTTAATGATTTTTATTCAGTAAATCAAATTGGTTTTATATTTTTTAGCTTCTTTTTCTTTAAGTTTTTATATAATATCGTTTATGATAAACCAGGTGAATCAAAAATGGTTGGTAAAGAGAGCATATTCAAGCAATTTAAGCTTTTTATGCCTTTTGGTTTTGATGTTGGCAAAGAAAAAGAATGGCAGTCGATGTTTAAGAGTCAAGTCTCTTCATTAATAATTTATAAACAACTTCAAGGTGTTGCCCTAGACTTATACAAGTATCTTTATCCAGAACCGCTATTTGAATTCTCAACATATGAAACAGTCGACTCTGTAATATTACAAATTAGAACAACTCCGCTTATGTCATTTGATCGAGTGTTGAAGGATAAGACAACGATCGAATATCAGGAGGCTGATCCTTCTAGCTTGACGCAGACAGAAACGTTAAATCTCCAGGGTGGCGTTGAAAGTGTTGATTCATTTAATGTTATAAATAGAGGAGATTTTGGCTTCGATAGAATTAAGTCGATTGAATTTGAAACGGGTTTTCAGCCTGTTAAATTTATACGAGATCATTTGAATCCGATAATGAAAACGATGAATGATACGATTAAAGAGTCTAAAAAATTAGATGTTGATTCTCTTATTCCGACCAATTACGAATGTAGTCTTCTTGTAAAGAATTTTTTTAATGTTATCGATTTTGATATAAGATTTTTAGAATCTATTAATATGACGAGAACGGCTCAATCTGTCGTCAATGTTATTTGGACAACTCCAGCTACAGATACTGCTGTTTTAAAGACTTCTGGACGTTCTCTTGTTTACGGTCTCTTATATGACAAATTAAGTTCATATGGTCTCGGTGAAGAAGCTTTTAAGAAATATGTTGCAGATCAATTTGTAAAAAATGTAAATCCTAATCCTGTATTTTTAATGAATTATAAGAATATGTTTCCTGATAAATATGTTTCTGGAGATTTGAATTATTTTGGATTTAGAGAGTTTGAAATAAAGTGGAATTGCTTAACATTCTATGACTCTACAGCCTATTATATTCTTAATTATATAGATAAAGAACTTATTGAAAAAATGATAGAAGAAAGTACCGACTTAAAAGAGATGAAGAAATTAAATTCTATTCTAGAAAATAATTCTCAAAAAACCGATAGTAATACGAAGAAGAATCCTAAAAAGAGTGTTAAAAATATTTCACCGCCCAAAAAGATTGGTGTTTTTTATGAAGCAGCTTTTAAAGATGCAGGATTTTTAGCTGCATGTGATCAATTTAAATTTGATCCTAAAGAGTTTAAGGCTTCAGATGTTTCTACTTTTTTATTAAAATTAAAAAATGCCGGTAGTGCATCATTAGGTACCTTTGTGGCTGAACTTAATGGAATCGTTGCTCAGGCTTATCGTGAAAATGAACACCTATATGATTGTCAAATATTAAAACCGATTGACCTGTCAATTCTCCCGGGAATGATAGTTAATTCTGTTTTTCCTGGAAATCCTGAATTCAATAAACCAAGATTTCGTGGGTATGTTACTGCTATTTCGCATACTATAGATTTTAATGCTTCGACTATGAAATCGAACTTTAATATGACTAGAACCGCATCAGATGATTCAGTACTGATTGTTAAAGCATTGTAATGGATAACCTACTTTTAAATAACGAAGACGGAAGTGTTACTGCCCCAACCGAGATTTATTTTGCAAAAGTTACACGATTCAATATAGGTAGCAATACAGCAGATGTTGTATCAATTGATGATGATATTTCTCTTCTTAACTGTCAGATTGTATGTTCGATGCCAGCTGGATTTGCTTTTGGTGCAAAGTATGTCCCATCTCATAATGATTCTAATCTAGAAACGGGATACATACATTCGCCGGGTGATATTTATTGTATCGCTGCATTTATTGGTGAAGACTATAATAATGCAGTAATATTAGGATTTTTATTTCCTAAAGAAACAATGTTGTCAATACCAGATTATGGTCTTTATCTTTTTAGACATGAATCAGATGTTATGTGGATGATTAGAGCCGATGGCACGGCTCAAATGTATCATCCTAGCGGAAGCATTATAAAAATCGGATCAAATGATAGTAATGAGATGTCTGAATCTTTAATGATTCCAACAAAGGCAGATAGTTTTAATGTTAGAGATACTGCCGACTATAATGATCGAAAAGAGACTAATTTATTTATTAAATGGCACGCGGGACAGAGTATCATTCTCAGTAACGATGGTAATGTCTTAATAGGGACTGATCAAGATAATGCACTTATTACTATAACTAAGGATGGTATTGTGGGCATAAATACTAAGAAGCAAGTGCAGATTGTGTCAGAAACAGATATTAATCTTACTGCTACAGGCGACGTTAATGTTAATGCTACAGGCAAGGCAGTTATTAATGCTCCAGAAATTGATTTTATCACACCGATAGTAAAGATAAACAGTATAGTAGGCGTTACAGGTCAACATTTTCATTCGGGGAATCCAGTGATTACATCTCAAAATGGAATCGTGACTCAGATTAGTTAAGGAATAACATGGCTACTAGATTTAACCCACAGGCGAAAAACCTTATCGTTATCTCTGTCAAGATACGTACGACAGGGGATACGATAAGTTACTTATTTCCTCTAAATCCGTCATCGCTTACAATAAATCAAGCTAGTAGAGTTAGTGCTACATTCACATATGGAGCAAAAGTATTCCAAAATCTGGGTGCCGGCCTCAAAACACTTTCAATCGAAGGTCATACAGGTTATAAATTAGATCCAAAGAAATATGGTATTCAGGCGCCAGTCGCCAAATCAACGCTTTCCGCTGCTGTGGCTCCTGCTGATTCTGCTCCAGGTAAATCTCTTTGGTTAGATTTATATTCAATTATTCAACTCATAAAAGGCGAGAATAAATATTTAGGAACATCATGGGCTGCAACTATCAAAGATTCGTTTTCAGTTGATAATATAGACAATATCGAAACGGTTAGTATAACAATTCCCGACCAGGGCATCACATATGACGTTCTCTTACAAAACGATTCATTTATGCGTAATAGAGAACAGCCTCACCTCTACAAATATAAACTAGATTTTATTATTACACAAGAATCGTCAAGGGTTTCTGCTGGAAAGACTTATACGATATTCGGAACGTCATTTAGTGTTGCAGAGATTACTTCAACAATTGCTTCATACGCTAATTGGCTTCCTAATATGGTCAATATGGCTTTAGAACAGCCGGGCGTAAAAGATGTCTATAATGCTTATGAGTTTGCAGTAGAGGCTATAAATACAACAGTCGCTGTTGGTAATGCCTTCATTGGCTCAGCTAACTCAGTTGTTAATGACATTCGTCGTCTTGAAAGAATGACCGATGCTCTTAATGGTGTTACAACGAGCATAGGCCTAACAAGAGGCTTCGTAAATAACTTCAAGGCATTGGTTTCTACTGATCTTCAAACAGCATTCTATGAACCATATGTTCGTGTAAAAAATATTCAAGCACAGATGAATCTTCTAAAAGATGCTATGACTGGTGAGCAACAAAATCTAGCCTTTAATGTTAATATGACTAGATTAGCCTCTATTTCAGCGCCAGTTACATTAGCAGCGAACAAAGCCACAGTCGCTCAATTTCAAAAAGACATTAGACAACTAAATAGGGTTTCTTTCCCATTCCCTATTGATCGAGTTGAAGAGATTACAACGAATGGCAAGACTAAAATTAATGTATTCTTTAAGACTCGACCCTCATCGCTTGGGATCGCTTTAGTCAAGATATATGCCATAAATGATTTTGGTAATGAGAACGACTTAGTTGAATCATTCAGCGATTCAAAGATAGTTTTATCGACTAATTATAATACATCTGGGTATTCTTATAACTTTGTAATTGAATATAACTATTCATCTTTTGAGTCAATCGTTCAGCCTCGATACAAGAGCATCAAGAGAGTCTTGATTCAGAAGGGCGAAAACCTCGACTCTATTGTAAAGAAATATGCACCAAATGAAGCTAATGCTTCTAGAACATATCTTTCAGAAGTCGCATATTTAAATAAAGTCGAATATCCGTATGTGGTTACATCGGACAATCTGAATTTCATCGCGTATTTTGGATCATATGGTTATAAAATATTCACAGCAGCTAGTGAGTTCACTCTATATATATATAATATCGATACTGGCGCATATCCGGGTCAACCACTTCCGTTATACGACAGCACAGCGGCTTTTCTTGATGATCCGACAGTTTTTCTATTACAACAGAAAGAAGTGAAGGATCAGATTAAAACTGGTGATAAATTCTTTGTTCTTCTGTTTAAAGAAACTTATTCAAATAGATGTTATGCTTTGTTTGGGATAACAGATACGTTGGCGCCTACATGTACTCTCTTCTCTCCAGAGGTCAAGAGTTATGTTATTTGTGCTCTTAGAAAAGGGCGTTCATATGACATCAATAATGATACATTATTCGAGATATTAAGTCCGTATACAATTACTGGTGATTTGGTCGATTATTACGATCAACGTGAATATTTTGACTTTATCGTAGATCCGCTCATTCCGCTTTTTCATACAACAATCTCAGTAATGTATCAGATATATCTACAAAATGTTGGATCATTTATTTTACCCGAACCTTCTGATACAGTTGATCCTGAAGATAGTTTTTTCCCATTTACTGAAGACGATAAGACTTTCTTGGCTGGAGATGAGGAAAATAAAAATTATGTAATTTTTACAAATTTTACTGGTACTGGTTCTGCTACAAAAAGTAGTTATTCAATTGCTTGTTTCAGCGAATATAAGGTATTGGTTGATGGACAAGAGATCTTACTTCCTTCTCTTGAAGATAAATTCTTACCTTTCACTGAAGCATTTACTCATGAAGATACATATAAGGTCGATCTTGATATTAGATTTACATATTTAGACGATACTCATGTGTCAATTCTACCGAGAGTTGATCTGGGTCCTGGTCCTACTGGCGAAGAACAGGGAATATTAGAGTTTAAATTAATTAGTGGATTAGCTAATGTAAAGCAAGCAATTCGCGACCGACTAGAATGTCCACCGGGCGGTTTAATATTGCACATGGACTATGGTCTACCTGTTTTACTTGGTAAGAAGAATACGCTCGAGCACCTCATTCTTCTTCGATATAATCTATATAATCAACTTATGTCAGATGCTAGAGTTAGATCAGCAAATGACATTCAAATTGAAGATGCCTTCGATGCGATAAAAGCTCAAGCTTCAGTGATACTAGTAAATAATGAGGACGTACTCATTAAGACTACGCTATAAGAGGATGAACACGTGACAATCCAGATAAAGAATGCCGATATAATAAAGTCTGATTTTATTAAGTTCTTGCGATCCGCGATAGAGGAAAATGGTGGTCCAAATGTTAATGACTACAATATTGGCAGTGTCCTCAATGTTCTAGTAGAAGCATTTGCTGATGTTTTAGAGAATTATTATTTCGATCTTTTTCAGGTTACACGTGATTCATTAGAAAATATCTATAATGGATTTAATTTCTTTAAAGTCCCTGGTAAACGAGCTTTAGTTGCTTTAACTATCTACATAGACGCTCCCGATGTTGCTTCTTTAGAGACTAATTTCTTTTCAATACCTAGAGGTGCTAAAGTTACGACTGATGATGGTTCGGTCACATTTGAGATTACTGATGATTATTCGACGGCTTTTATGCAAGTATCTAATTCTGGTGAATTTAATGATAAGATTGAATATCGTGTTCATGCAATGTGCACTGAAACAAGTACAGTCGGCAATGTTGCTGCGAATTCAATAACGAAATTTGCTTCATCGATCACAAATATAAATAATTACGCATACTGGATTAGAAATGATTCGGCTTCCGGAGGTGCAGACGCAGAGACTGAAGAAAATATGAAATTAAGATTTCAAAAATATCTAATCTCGCTTCGTAGAGGCACAAAAGAATCGCTAGAATATGCTTTAGCTACTAACGCAGCATTTTCTGGTCTTATGTATTCAATAAGTGGTTTTAGATTCTTGAATATTGTTAAACAGACATATTCGCAAGTGGGTACAAATAATTATGGAGGTGAAGATGGAGACTTAACTTTTAAGAATAAATTTTATCCTTCATATTCACTATTTATAGATAACGACGCGACGAATGCTAATCCTGAATTTTATCTTTATGTTGGTGCTGAAGATAAATTTAATAATCTTTTGATGTCAACTCAGTCTGTTCCGTCAGAAGGTGATGCGGGAAGTTATTTAATTGTTGGGATAGGGCAATCTCTTGTTGTTGCTGGAGGTATAGAATATTATGATGTTATTACACAGGATTGGGAACAAGCCGAGGTTTTAAATGTTGATATATCATATGATTATCCTCTTATAGCCGAGCAGTATTTAGCATGGCAAATTGATTCTACGCGGTGGGGAAAATATCAAATAAAAGATTATAACTCATATTTTATAAGGATTAATATGAAGAAGGTTGTTACAGCAACAGCTTCTCCTCCATTCGATGTTTATAAAGTCATGACCTATCCATTTCCTGGTTATGTTGATATTTATTGTCTTAAAAATTATCGTGATAGAATTACGAACGATGATAAAATATTGATTACAGAATCGATAGATAACTTTAAGGCAGCTGGTGTTGTCACTACAGTTACTGACGCTTCTGTCATTCAGATTCATCCAACGATAATCATACACACAAGTAGTCTCACTAGTTCATTAGTCCCTTCTGATATTGTTGATAGTATTAGAGCAGATGTTATTGCATTTGCCAATACAAAAAACATTGGAGTTGATTTTATTAGAAATGAACTTTACGCTTATTTATATCAGAGATATAATCAGTATGGAAATCTTTATATCTATTATCGATATGATCCTTCTATTCATGAAGACTTGAATACTAGTACTTTCAAAGAGGGCTTTAGAGATGCAACTCTCGATACTTCGATTAATGAGAAAGTTGATCTATTGCTTTCAGACATATATATAGTTAATAATCTTAATTCATTAGTGAATACACTTACGGGCTATAAGTTTTTAGATGCAGCTCCAAATTATAATGATTATTATCGCGATCCTTCAGCTATTAGATCTGATATTTTTGCAGCTTATTAATAAAGGAAGAGAATAAGATGGCACATGAATTAAATTTTAAAACAGGAACTACTTACGACACTCTCGCGAAGTGGCCTTATTTGCTTTTTGCCGATCAAGAACTAGGAACATTTGGTGGATACATTAATAATTCACTCGAAGGGACACTTTTCGATGATACAACTCCGTCTCCTCCAGATGGAATAATAACAATATCGTCGGGTGTTTTTACACCTAACTGGTATTATCAACATCCAGATGCCGCATATACTCAGGAGCTTCCCACAGCGATATCAATTGTTTCTGGACTTTGTACAGTAACTGCGGTAAATCTCTATGTAGTTGGCGATATTATTTCGCTTAACGGTGTAGAGTGGGATGCGACGCATCCTAATGTTAATGGTGTTTGGAGAATATTTTCAGTAGACGAAAATACAAGTTTTACCTTTGAAATAAATGCCGAAGATGCATCTTCATTTTCTTTAACAAACGCAATTATTACAAAGGGCGCAGTTTTTGAAATTAGAGATAATCGCCCCGGGACCGACGCAAGAGGGTTGAGTTGTACTTCGATTTTATTTACACCTAAACCTATTTATTCTGTTGGTGCAAATTATAAACGAATTCTTCCTTCTGATCTATATACAAGATTTAGATTTCAAACAGGTTCAGACATTATACCCAAGGGAGGAATAAATTCGAATTTATTCGATATAGTTGATTCGGCGAATAATAATATCAAGCCTGTTTTATGGGCATATTTCTTTGGTAATAATGATCAAACAATCGCTTCTAGAGCAGCAGCGACACATTTCGAGATTGCATTTAATTCTTATGCTGTTGTATTGAGACCTTCGGGCAATGGTTCAAATTTAGAATTTGCGATTTTAAAATTTAATTGGGGTACTGATGTTAATGATTGGCTTAATAGTGTTGTAGGAACCGATAGATTTAATAAATATACAGCTTCGGAGGGCACATCTCAAAAAGAATTGGGATATCTAATATCTACAAATCCTGAAGTCGGTAAAATTGCTGGCCGCGCTGCAGTCACAGAACTTGCTAAATCTGATTCATTCGTATATGATTCTGAATTTCCAGTAAAATTAAATTTAAAGATTACGATTAGAAAGCACCTTCTATCAGACTCTATATTAGACGGTACATATTTAGTGAATGTAATGATTAATGACAATTATGATGTCTTTGGTGAAGGCGCGCACTATGACTCCGTATTGCATGCATATATTTCAAAGCCCGGTTTAGATGCTACTGGTGTGGGCCATTTTAATTTAACAGATGGGACACAGCCTCACGATAGTTTGCTGATGCCAATGATGTATTTTAAATTTAATAATATAGATGAACAAAATGTGGGTCTTCCAGGATTCGATCTTTCTATTCCTGGTTCTAGTAAGATTGTTCAAGACAATTTATTTTTTAGACAAATTAATTCAGCTGCAGTTGCTGCAGGAACTTCCTATCTTTATTAAAGAGGTAATAAAATGTCACAATTATTCAAAAATAATGCCAAATCTCGGTTAGCAAGTAGTATTTCATCGACTGCAACAACTTTTAACATTATCACTGATGACGGAGCGTTATTTCCGACTCTCGGCGTTGATGATCATATGTTGGTTACTTTAGAGAATTCAGTAGGTGATAAAGAGATTGTCAGAATTATACAGCGATCTGGTGATACATTCACTGTTCACGCTACACCCGGTTATGGCAGAGGTCAAGAAGGGACTACAGCAATTGCTTTTGAAGCTCAAGACCTCGTCGAGCTCCGTCTTACTGCAGGATTTATTGACGCTCTTAAAGAAGGATCTATCGTCTACATTATTGATGGTGGAGGCTTTGAAATAAATGCTGGCTTGAAGGGCTGGATCGAAGCGCCATTTAACGGGACTATCAAGAGTGTCCGCCTTTTCGCCGATCAAGCTGGCAGTATTGCTATTGATATTTGGAAAGATGTTTATGCAAATTATCCTCCAGAGAACACGTGGGATTCAATAACTGGTTCGACTCAAGCAACAATTGCAGGTGCTCAAAAATCTCAAGATTCTTTATTGACTGATTGGACGAGAAATTTTTCTAAAGGTGATATTTTTGCTTTTAATGTCGATTCATGCTCTTCTATTACTCGATGCACGATATCTATGACTGTTGATAGGTGGTAAATGTTTAACTTTCACGCCGTTAATACAGCCGAGGTAAACGCGACATCACGTCTTCCCGATAATGATGCGAGTACTCGACTGATTGATGAGCCTGCAATATTATCTATATATCCGACAGAGGATATAAATACTTTATCTTGGACTTCTCCTTATTTTGTTGATTTTTTTACTATCTATTGGTCGGATGATCCATTTACAAGTATTGATGAACCTGGTGTTCGTGCTATAAATGATCCCCATGGTGTTGCTGCTAATCCTTTAGCGAGATTATCATACGATCATGAAATTCCTGCATTTTTTAGTCTTTCAGTCATTTATTATAGAATTTTATCGTATAATAGAAATGGTTCAACATTATCGAATCTAGTTGATAATTATAATTTTAAACTAGCAATTTATGAAGAGATTTATAAAAAAACTTTAGAAGATCTTACTCTTAGATTTACACCAGAGATTAGAAAACAATATCAAGATTCTAAATTATGGCGTTCATTTGTTCAATCATTATGTTCTGAACTAGCTCAAAGTAGATTTGAGATAAAAGAAGCTTTAAAGCAACTCAATCTTCAGAAAGCTATTAATATTTTTCTTAATATGTGGAATAGCATTATCGGTATTTCAAGAGTTAATGTCATTGATCCAGATACTGGCTTGCTTATTTCCGAAAACGATGATCAATATCGAAAGCGTTTAATTGATAGTGTTTTTTGGGATAAAATTTCAAACTTAGCCTTAAAGAAAACGATGCTTTTAAGACTAGGTTATGAAGGTGACATTTTAGATGCAGGTCCCTCTGCAGATAGTTTTAGAGTTATTCCCGAAAAAACTGCTGCTAAATTTGATGCTGATCATGGCCTAATGTATTTTCCGGGTGAGCAGATTTACTTTTTATTTATAGGCTCTAATGGCATTGCTACGTGTGTGACCGATGACGGGACGACGTTGACGTATACAGGATATTCGGGCCCAACAGGAACACCTTATGCTCTTGTTGGAGGACTTTTAAGTAACGGTCTCATATCGAATAGTTTCTACACTACTCCCACAGCGGCACCTGTTCTTGGATTTGCCGAATTAGTTTCTATGGGCGGATTTAATACGTCTGATTCCGTGAACGTTCATTGGACTAATTTCGATTCGGGAAACGAAGGGCCGTTAGACATGACGGTTCGTACGTTCCGTCCTACAGCACATAACACATTATCTGGCGGTTTCCCATCTTGGACTCCTGCAAATAATCCAACGTATGCATATGATACAAATTTAAATTCTTATGCTGATCTTTCGGGTGATCGAGCACTGCTTGATGTATATGGTATCCCTGTTCAGAGTGCTTCTTTTCTTACTTTAGATCTGAAAATAAGAATTCGACATTTTGTTGACGGAGGATATTTAGCATATTCTCTTGACGCCGGTGGTAGTTGGAGTTATCCCGGACCAGGAGGAGGTTTTGGCGATTTGTTCGACGGAACCTATACAATTTCTCTTTCTGGTTCACAGGATTTATCGCAAATTATTGTCAGAGTTTTTAATTATGGCTATTATGATATTGGTGGCTATCCTCCCGGTACGCCTGCTTATCTTTACGATGTCCGTGTAGAGGGTTCGGGCACGCCTGCTCCAGGATCTTCAGCATGGTCTAGTGCATATGGCGGATCTATGATGCTTCGTTATGGTGTTGCTAGTAGAGAATATGTAATCAATACTACTCCAGCTCAGGTTTGTACTCTTTCTTTCGATGTAAATGCTGGCTCGGCTTATATGACTGTCAGCACTTCTAATGATGGTTCAGGAAATATTATTGCTGAAAGTCTAAAAGCTGCAGGACATTATTCTATTCCATTTGTTTCTCCGGGTTCTTCTTGTAGACTCAGGTTTCATGTTCATGGAACTGAAATTGCGTATATAGACAATGTGTCTTGTTTGGGTGAAGATGCTACAGCTGGAATGGTTACGCACGCTCCTCTCACTAATCAGTGGGGATTTTGGGTGGGAGACTCCGGAACTGTTCTTGAATTTGTTGCTGCTAATGGGACAACAAAAACATACGGAAAATTTATTAGTAATATTGATGGTGTGCTTGCATTTGAACCCATAGGGGGCTTATTACCTAATCAATTTGATAATGTTAGAGAATCAACTATGCATGGGCAAGCGACAACTCTTACAATTCTTACTACTGCTCCTGTATTAATTACTTCGGCGAATTCGACTATTAGACCTAAATTGTTGTCAAATATTTATAGTGTCAACTTGGGTGTTTCAACATTAGACGATGTAGTATTAAATGATATTTATGAAGAAATATATCCTCTCGGTGCTATTGGGAATGTGCTTACAAAAATCTTACAAGATGTGTCTACAGCATTCGACGATTGGGATACAAATTTAGGCAATATCCCATATGGCTTTATATTCTTTATGGGACCAACATATTCTGGCGATAAGAATACGAATTCAAGTTGGCCTATAGGTGAAGCGATTTATATGGATAATCAATGGAAAGCTAGTGATAACAAGATATTCTACGGTAATGATGGTCCCGACGACATTGTTATTTTAACAAGGACAACATAATATGGAAGAGATTCTGAAGTATACAAAAGTAAATGTTTGTATTAAAGATGAAGATGAAAAAATTCTCTTTGAAGATCATAATCTCTTTGTAGATTCTGGTCGTGTTTTTATTGCTGATATTCTCCGAGGTGCTATTTCGTTTAATCCTATTTATTTTGTCTGTGATCTAGGTACAGGGACTACAACCCCAGTAGCATCTGATACTGATTTAGTGACTTATACAAGTCCTCTTAGCATACAAATTAATACACCAAGTTATCCGATAGCTTTGTTGGGTACTGCAACAGGGATACATCTTCAATTTATATTTAATAATACAGGTTTTGGCGGTGATCAAACAATTAGAGAACTAGGATTATTTTATCGAGCGAATTCAAATGATTTTCCAAGGAGAGGAACTCCTGTTTCTTTAGATACGATGCTTGCTCGACTTAAAACGACATTAAACTCAATTGTCGTAGGCAATACACGAATAATAACAATAGACTGGAAAATAATTTTCTAAGAGGTTTATGAGATGAGTTATTATATTACGTATAGTTCATTAGATCAATTTGTGCCAGCAACAGTGCATACTGCCGATGTGCATAATACTCCGCACAACCGATTACTCAATAACGATGTTACTTTAGATACTGCATTATATGGTGTCGCCTCACGAGTGACCACTTTAGAGAACGTAGCCCCGCCCACTTATGTTACACCAACGCTATACTCAATTATTCCTGTTCTTTTATATCGTGCGAATACTTTTGACATGACGTATGATTTGATATATCCTCCACTTTATCGATATGCAGTTGGTGGCGGTCCAATTAATACAACATTATCACTTTCATATCCTGGGTCCATACCGGTAAATGCTAGAAGTATCATAATTATGTGCCATGGCACTGTTTACGGAGGATCTGGTGGAGCAGGTCATGGCTGGATAGATCTCTCTTCTTCTCTGTTTCCTTCAAAAACTGTTTTGCATGTTAATGGTGGTACTAACGGAGATACGAACTCAAATGATGTCCAGGTAGAAATGCCGTATGAGTCATCTAGAGCGTTTTCTAGCTATAACTATGCGATTGATGTTGGTCAGGGTTCTCACGCATTCTTTATTTTTGCTGTAGGCTATCGAACATAAGGGGATTGTATGGACACCGATTTAGAGAAATTGTTACATGAAGCGATGGACAGGAAGATTGCTGATGCCAAAGGTTTCTTCAGTACGACAAAACGAAAGGTGATCGGAGCGGTCGTAGCTGTTGTTCTTATCGTCGGGATAGTCTTTGTGAGTCACTGGTACGCTTCTGGCAGAACGAAGGCATGGTTGGACGAGATGGGCCGAAAATTTGATGCCACGATCCAGTCCCAACAGGAAGAGATTTTTAGGAACAAGATAAAGATAGAGGACCTCGAGAAAGGTCTTGCAGCGGAACGAATCAAAGTAAAAGCCTTGCAAGAAAAAAGGCGGATGGGAATAAAGGATGCGATTGAGAGCAAGGACCCGAAACGTATTTCTGGCCAGTTTGATAACGTTGTCGATAATTACACTCCTCCCAAGGGCTGGGGCAAGTAACGCTTTTGCAGGTCCACCTGAACCTCTGATTAGATTAAAAATAGGCGATAATGTTGTCTATTTGAATCCGACAACGCCTCTGAAGAAGACCCAACCAGCGCCCTTTGATGGGTATTTGGTTGAGCCAGAGCGTCTAGAGAAAGCAATGATTGGGGTTGCTGAATCTAATGATTTGAGGGACAACTTGAAATTTGCTCAGAAGGACCTCGAGATTTCTCAGTTAAAGCAATTAAATGCAGAGAAAGATAGAGCACTTGAGGCTGCCAGGTATGAATCACAGTTAAAAGATGCTAAGGACAAGATTGACAGCCTTGATATATGGTATAAGAAGCCGTGGTTTGTTGCTACTGCGACGGCTGTACTTTTTATCGCTACTGGGGTACTTGTTCCTTAGTAATTGGTTCAGATTCATTAATTTATATAGTAGACAGGTTTTGAGGAGAGATTAGTGGCGACTACGAAAATGATATTTGTTCGAGACCGAACGATAAACCTTCAGTTCGACCTCCATCGCACTATTGATGCTGCTGATAAGATGTACTTTGCGATGAAAAATGATCGCAAAGATGATTTTTATGCTATTGAGCCTATTGAGTGCACCATAACCGATGAAGTCCATGGGCTTTTCTATGTTGAAATTACGAACGATCTTACTGCAAACCTTTTTATAAGTAAATATTATGGCGAATTAATGCGACTCACTATCGCGGGTTCATATCAAACATTGCAAATGTACGATATCGACCTTCAATCTGAAATTGTGAGCACTCGCGACATTTGAGAGTCGATAAAGCGTAGATGATTTTTGTACTGCTTTTGTTTAAAAGAAATAACTGTTACTAGGGATACATAGAATGAAAAGAATATTTAATGAGTTTAAGGATCTTTATGATGCTCCCATACCAGAAACAGGTAAATTTTTGGTTTGGAAAAATGATGGGACAATCGAAAACGTTGTTGGAAATGGAACTCCAGGAGACTCTGGCTATTCTGGTTTTTCAGGCGATAATCCCGGAACCTCGGGTTATTCAGGATCTTCGGGTTATTCAGGAGACAATCAGGGTTCTTCTGGTTACTCTGGTAAATCTGGCTATTCTGGGCGGGGAGTTTCTGGTTATTCAGGTTTAGGTGTTTCTGGCTATTCAGGAATATCTGGCTATTCTGGAAGATCTGGTAGATCTGGATTTTCTGGCTTGGGTATAAGTGGCTATTCGGGCTATTCGGGTTATTCTGGAAGATCTGGTTATTCTGGAAGATCTGGTTATTCAGGTAAAAGCGGATATAGTGGCGTAAGCGGCGATTCTGGCTCTGGTGTTAGCGGTTATTCTGGCTCTGGTGTAAGCGGTTATTCAGGAGAACCCGGGGGAGATTCTGGTTTTTCTGGCTATTCTGGCGAATCAGGTTATAAGGGCGCGTCTGGAGACTTAGGCGGTGATTCTGGCTATTCCGGTGCTTCTGGCTACTCTGGTGACATAGGTGCTTCTGGCTACTCTGGCGATATGGGTGTGTCTGGCTACTCTGGCGATATGGGTGTGTCTGGCTACTCTGGCGATATGGGTGTGTCTGGCTACTCTGGCGAAGAGTTTGTTGGTTCTTCGGGTTATTCAGGAGAACAAGGAGTATCTGGCTATTCAGGGCAGGATGCTCAAATGTCTGGCTATTCTGGTACATCTGGCTATTCTGGTGTGGGCGCTTCGGGTTATTCGGGAGATTTTGGCTATTCTGGCTATTCTGGCTATTCTGGTTCTGGTGTATCTGGCTACTCTGGTGTTAGCGGCTACTCTGGCATTGGTACGTCGGGTTATTCAGGCGATTCTGGCTATTCTGGTTTAGGCGTTTCTGGTTATTCTGGTTCGGGTGTTTCTGGCTATTCTGGTTCAGGTGTTTCTGGCTATTCTGGTTCAGGTGTTTCTGGCTATTCTGGTTCGGGTACATCGGGTTATTCTGGTATGGGTACGTCGGGTTATTCAGGCGTTTCTGGCTATTCGGGCATTTCTGGCTATTCTGGAAGATCTGGCTGGTCTGGTTCAGGAGTTAGTGGTTATTCTGGTATTAGTGGCAGCGGAACAAGTGGCTATTCTGGTAGATCTGGAGCGTCGGGTTATTCTGGAATATTAGGCTCTGGTGTTTCGGGCTATTCGGGAAAATCAGGATATTCAGGTATTCAGGGAATACCGGGCCCTGCTTCTGGCTATTCGGGCTACTCTGGTATTTCTGGAGAGCCAGGTGGAACTTCTGGCTATTCAGGCTCTGGAGTTTCTGGCTATTCGGGCTCGGGAGTTTCTGGCTATTCTGGTTCTGGCACTTCCGGATACTCTGGTGAAATAGGTGCTTCTGGCTACTCTGGTTACTCGGGATCAGATGCTTTAACTTCTGGTTATTCAGGCGAATCAGGCTACTCTGGTGTTTCAGGTGTTACGGGCAGCCAAGGATATGAAGGACTTTCGGGCTATTCAGGAAAAACGGGAGATCCAGGTGGTACTTCGGGCTATTCAGGCTATTCGGGTTATCGTGGTCAATCAGGCGATCCTGGCGGCACTTCGGGCTATTCAGGGAAGAGTGGTTATTTTGGTACTAGTGGTTATAGTGGTATTAGCGGATATAGTGGCACTAGTGGTTATAGCGGTTCAGGAGTGTCGGGATATTCTGGCTTTGTGGGCGCAACGGGCCCTCAGGGCCTGTTAGGCATCTCTGGTTATTCAGGCCTTAGTGGTTATTCTGGCATAGGTGTTTCTGGTTATTCTGGCTCAGAATTTATAGGTTCGTCGGGTTACTCGGGACTCGGTGCTTCGGGTTATTCTGGTACGGGTACTTCTGGCTATTCTGGTAAATCAGGATATTCTGGTTCTGGCGTCTCAGGTTATTCTGGTAGTATCGGTTTACAGGGCTATTCGGGAAGTGTGGGATCACAGGGTTCTCAGGGTCTTTCTGGCTACTCTGGCTCTGGTGTTAGCGGTTATTCTGGCTCTGGTGTAAGCGGTTATTCAGGAGAACCCGGGGGAGATTCTGGTTTTTCTGGCTATTCTGGCGAATCAGGTTATAAGGGCGCGTCTGGAGACTTAGGCGGTGATTCTGGCTATTCTGGTGCTTCTGGCTTGGGTCTTTCGGGTTATTCTGGCTCAGGCACATCTGGTTACTCTGGAGTTGCTTTCGTTGGTTCTTCTGGCTACTCGGGTAGATCAGGTTATTCTGGCATTGGTACGTCTGGCTATTCTGGCTCAGGTGTAAGTGGTTATAGTGGTAAATCTGGCTATTCTGGATCGGGTACGTCGGGCTATTCAGGCATTTCAGGTTTAGGTGTTTCAGGCTATAGCGGTTTATCTGGTTATTCTGGTATCGGCACATCTGGTTATTCTGGCTCAGGTGTCTCTGGTTATTCTGGTGTAGGTACATCGGGTTATTCAGGTATAGGCACTTCGGGTTATTCAGGTACAGGCACATCGGGTTATTCTGGGCAGACAATCGTTGGTCCGCAAGGTTACTCTGGTGACATAGGTGCTTCTGGCTACTCTGGCGAAGAGTTTGTTGGTTCTTCGGGTTATTCAGGCTCATCGGGAACGTCAGGCTATTCTGGTCTTTCTGGCTACTCTGGCTCTGGAGTTAGTGGCTATTCTGGTGTTAGTGGATATAGTGGCTATTCTGGCAGATCGGGTTATTCGGGTTATTCGGGTTATTCAGGTTATTCTGGAATAGGAACGTCGGGTTATAGCGGTATAAGCGGTTACTCTGGCTACTCTGGTTCTGGCGTTTCAGGTTACTCTGGCTCTGGTGTTTCTGGCTACTCTGGCTACTCTGGTAAATCAGGTTATTCGGGTTCAGGTGTTTCTGGCTATTCGGGATTGGGTTTATCGGGCTATTCTGGTAAATCAGGTTACTCTGGCGATTCTGGTATTGTAGGAACTTCTGGCTATTCTGGTAGATCGGGCTATTCTGGTTTTAGCGGTAAGTCTGGTTACTCTGGTTATTCTGGAAAATCTGGTTATTCTGGAACATCTGGTTATTCTGGAATTAGTATATCGGGACAAGATATGGGCTTTGCGCCACCCGTATCAGGATATTGGCCTCTTGGTTGGATAAGATGGAATTCTAATCCTGTTGCTGGCGGAAATATAGGATGGGTTTGTACTTCTGCAGGAACTCCGGGAATTTGGTATACTTTTGGATCAATATCTGTTTAGAATTGGAGAAAATGTGAAAAATATATTGTTTTATTGTTTTTTAATATTTAATGTTGGCGTCGCAACTGTTTATGCTGAGACTGTATTAATTGATGGTAGAAATATTCGGGGCGATATAGATAATGTTACATCGGTTTCGACGACTGCTGCAGACGGTACTCGTTTAATTGGCGTTCATAATACAGGAGACCCTGCTAATGCTGTTGATGGCGATTGTTGGTGGAATAAAACACTACATAAGTGGCGATGTAAAGACGTTAATACAGTTGTTAATGTTGGTCCGCCATAAGAAAAGCTCTATTAATAAGTTAGGCGGAATAAACAAATGAAAGAAGAAATTATGATCAAAGAAATTGAAGAAAAATCAACAATTATAAAAAAATATCGTATATTAGAATTTTTTTCTGAAGATAACAACATTTTATCTTCGATGCGGCTCGTTTTTTTAATGTTTGGTATTGCAGTTGTTTTAGTTTGGTCATACGTATCAATATTGTCTAAAACGATGTCGGATATTCCCGCAGGAGTCCAAACGACGTGCTTAATATTAATTGCTGGCAAGGGTTATCAGAAGCTTATTGAAAACGGGTCTGATGGGACGAGCGTTTTAGAAAAATTGATTAAGAAATAAGTTGGGAGAGAATATGTTTCTTTTTATTAGATATTTAAAAAATAAGAGTGTCTATACACGTTTAAGAGATGCTTCAGGGAATTTCTGGGATTTTAATTCTTTGACCTGGGGAGCAACGCTTGTTCCTGCGTGTAAGGTGTTTCTTACAGAAATGCAAGACGATGATACGATAGAATCGCTTTATTCAGCAGAAGAATCTCTTCCTGCGGGAGGCCCTTGGATTGAGGAAACTGTAAATTCCGACACTGGACGTGTGATTGGTTATGGCGATACAACAGTTCCCATTGAGAGTACTCAATTAACTCTTCGTCAATTGCTTTTTGGTTATATTGGAAATGCTTCTAACGTGTTTTCTAAAGTTTGCGGCGCCTTTACTGGCATGATTGATTTTTATGTTAGCTCATATTCTTCTTTTTCTAATAGTATGGCTGATCCTGCAGGTACTAGAGTTTGTACGTTAGCTTCAACGGGAGTTATGAGTAATATATCGAGCATTGCTACCGATGGTGAAGTTCTCTATATGAAGTTCTCGTCCAGTTTCAGCTGCCGCTCTGCTATTGTAATTAATATCTATAATGCTGTTAACAAGGGCAATATTCGAGTCTACATTCCCCTCGGCGCAGCTTACGTTGCAAGTCTTGGTGCATATTATCCTACGACATCTTCGGGCTTGTTATTATACGAAAACGGTAATCTTATTAGCTTAGGAGAAACAGCTTACGGCAAAGCTTTAGGAATGATCCCAATCATCAACTGGGATAGAATCAGTCAGCCCGTCCAGCTTACAACTACAGCGGTAATCGTTTAAGGGGATAATAAATGGCCTTCGAATATACTAAACAACCCTATGAAGAAGAACTTGTTGCTGTAGACTTTTCACGACGTGTTCCTTCTGGAACGACTATTGCGGCATATTCAGTGACATTAGAAGAAACTGTTGCTGTAACTCAAGGGTTGATTGCAGCGAACTATGGTCCGCACATTCAGACTGGCTCTCCCTCTTTAACTGGTGTTGTGGGTAGAGAAAGAGTTCTTGTTGTCATGGTTTCTGCGGGCATATCTGGTTTCAAATATAGACTTTCATATAGAATAACGTTGTCGGACACTCAAAAAAAGGAAGATGATGTCTGGATTATTGTAAAGGAGAGTTAATTTGGCCATCGTTTTCAAAAATAAAAACTTTGCTAAATCGACCATTGCGGCTCGAATTGGCTCTGGTGATTTAAGCTTAACAGTTGCAGTTGGACATGGTGTAAGATTCCCTCAAACGGGAATTTTTATTGCCGTTATCTGGTCTTCGACTTATATAAATCCTTCTGATGATATTGCTAGAGAGATCGTTCTTTGTGAACTTTCCTCTGTAGATACGTTTACGATTACTCGAGCACAAGAAGACACTTTAGCAAAAGAATGGAATGTCGGCGATAAAATTATTCATGCAATTACAGCAGGAAAGATACAAGAGCTAGAAAACAATATAGCAGTGCCCGTTTCAGGTTATTCTGGCATGGGAACATCTGGTTATTCAGGTGTTGATGGTGTGGGAACATCTGGCTACTCTGGCTCCGATGCTCTAACATCCGGTTATTCTGGAATTGGAACTTCGGGTCATAGTGGTATATCGGGCTACTCTGGCTCTGGCGTTAGTGGTTATTCTGGTTCGGGTGTTAGCGGTTATTCGGGTATATCTGGCTACTCTGGAATTTCTGGTTATTCGGGTTATTCTGGTGAATCGGGCTATTCTGGTTCGGGTGTTAGCGGTTATTCGGGTATATCTGGCTACTCTGGCTCTGGCGTGTCTGGTTACTCTGGCTCTGGTGTTTCAGGTTACTCTGGCTCTGGTGTTTCAGGTTACTCTGGCTCTGGTGTTTCAGGTTACTCTGGCTCTGGTGTTTCGGGTTACTCTGGTTCAGGTGTCAGCGGCTACTCGGGTTCTGGAGTTTCTGGCTACTCTGGCTCTGATGCTCTAACATCGGGATATTCTGGAGTTTCTGGTTATTCGGGCAATTCAGGTACTAGTACTTCTGGTTATTCTGGTCCTGGCGGAGGTGCTTCGGGTTATTCTGGAATTTCTGGTTATTCGGGTTCAGATGCTTTAACATCTGGTTATTCAGGCGGATCAGGCTATTCTGGTGCAAGTGGCTATTCGGGCTCCGGTGTTTCTGGTTATAGCGGTAAATCGGGTTATTCGGGTTCAGGCGTTTCAGGTTATTCTGGTTCTGGTGTTAGCGGCTATTCAGGTGTTAGTGGCTATTCAGGCGTTAGCGGTTATTCAGGCGTTAGCGGTTATTCAGGTTACTCTGGTAAGTCTGGCTATTCTGGCTCCGGCGTTAGTGGCTATTCTGGTTTTTCTGGTTACTCTGGTTCTGGCGTCTCTGGCTATTCTGGTTCTGGTGTAAGCGGCTATTCGGGCGTTTCTGGTTATTCTGGTACATCGGGCTATAGTGGCTATTCGGGCTCCGGTGTTTCTGGTTATTCTGGTTCTGGAGTTAGTGGTTACTCTGGTATCGGAACTTCTGGCTACTCAGGAATTTCAGGATATTCGGGTTATTCTGGAACTTCGGGCTATAGTGGCTATTCTGGTTCTGGTGTTTCTGGCTATTCTGGTTCTGGTGTTTCTGGCTATTCTGGTTCTGGCGTAAGTGGTTATTCTGGCTTAGGTACATCGGGCTATTCGGGTTATTCTGGTGTAAGCGGCTACTCTGGAATTTCTGGTTATTCTGGTTATTCTGGTTATTCTGGTTCTGGCGTTTCAGGTTATTCGGGCTCTGGTGTTTCTGGCTATTCTGGAGCGGGAACGTCTGGCTATAGTGGTGTTTCTGGTTATAGCGGTGTGTCAGGTTATTCTGGTTACTCTGGTTCTGGCGTTTCAGGTTACTCGGGTTCTGGAGTTTCTGGCGTTTCAGGTTACTCGGGTTCTGGAGTTTCTGGCTACTCAGGAGTAAGTGGCGAAAATTATCCTTGGCAAGGTCAATATAGTGCAGGTTCAGGATATGTTCCGAACGATACGGTCGGATATTTGGGTGCAGGATATATTTGTATTCAAAGCGGAACGGGGCAAACACCAAATCCAGCTGGAACAGCTTATTGGGATCTTCTAACAGCCTCTGGCTACTCAGGTGCCGCAGGTTCTAGTACTTCTGGCTATTCAGGGCAGGATGCTCAAATGTCTGGCTATTCTGGTACATCTGGCTATTCTGGTTATAGCGGCTCCGGGTCGTCTGGCTACTCTGGTTTCTCTGGCTCTGGCGTAAGTGGCTATTCTGGTGCAGGCGTTTCTGGTTATTCTGGTGCAGGCGTTTCTGGTTATTCTGGTTCAGGTGTTTCTGGCTATTCTGGTTACAGCGGAATATCAGGCTATTCTGGCTCTGGTGTTTCAGGCTACTCTGGATTCTCTGGCTCTGGTGTAAGTGGTTATTCTGGTTTTAGTGGCTACTCGGGTGTAGGCAGCTCAGGCTATTCAGGCAATTCAGGTTATTCAGGTGCCGGTGACTCAGGTTATTCAGGCTGGTCGGGAGCAGGCACATCGGGCTACTCTGGAAATGCTGGAATACGTACTTACACATGGGTTGTAGATAATCCCGTTGCAAGTTCTGCCATCGCTTCTGGCATCCCTGGTCCACGACTAAAAGAAGCTCACACTGCTACCAGAGCTGATGCATATGCACTCAACGTATCGGGCTTCACGTTCAACATTCAAGAACGATCATCAATCGGCACATCTGGCTCATCGTTGCTAACGACAAGTACGTATGCTCCTGTTGCAGGTGTAACAGTTGCTCCAGCTGGCTTCGCAGACACAGCACTAGCTGCCGACAACTGGCTATGGCTACAAATAGTTGCTGTCTCTGGAACACCGGGTCTCGGTGTTGTAACGCTGTCTTGTACGGTACCATAAAGTGATAAAATTCGTAGGCGGAAACTTTGTAAGTGGAATAGCCTCCACGGGAACATACGATGTAAGTCTTACGGAGCTCACAGGTGGCATCGACACAGCCGCCCGTGTTGGCGACTTCGTAGTAGCACATACAGCATACTCTGCTGGAACTGGCAGTGTCTCTTCAACAGGCGTATCTGGCTCAGATACAAATCTGTACACAAATCTCTACAAAGCAGCTGTGGCAGAAACTATTGACCCTTCAGCATGTGTTGCTTATAAGTATCTAACAGCTGATGCTGATTTAGCATCTGTCACTGTCTTCGGTACTGTCACTGCAGGCTATGGCAGAATAGGCATGGTTTCTGTCTGGCGAGGCGTAAATTCGGTGACTCCACTGATCGCCAGTCAAAGTGGTGCAAACTCAGGCACAAACTCTCCGCTACCTGTTTTTGCAGCTGTCACACCTACTATTCCTGGTTCTGTTGTTTTAGAGGTTGGAACTTGCTCACTCACATCTGCTGTACAGCTTGTCGTTGGTGCTAACTATACAAACGCTGTTGGCTGCTTACACATAGGAAGCGGAACAGCTAAAAGTGGTATAGCTGGTAGAATAGGCTATAGATTTTGGCCTGGATATGCTGCCGAGACACCAGCCTCGATGACTGGTCCTACAGATACAAATGCTGAAGGATTTATAGCACATTCACTCGTCCTCAACCCAGTAGCTAACAAGAGTGTCTTCACAACGTCTAATACTTAATAGGAATATGAATGTACGGAAACTATGAATACGCGTCGCTTCCATACGGTGATTTTTCTGCAGTAGTTACTGTAATAATCATCAATAAAGGCGATATCGACTCAATATTCATATCATCAAAAAAAGTAAATCTATTCTTAGCCAATGTAAAGCCCTCCCTTTTTACCGTTGCCAGAAAAGTTAGCGCCTTCGTATCTCAAGAAAAATATGGAAGAACGACTTAATGCAGCGCGTATATAAACGATTCCGTGAATTACTAGATGCTTCTCAGCCAGATGCTGGGAAGTTTTTGCGTTGGAGCACTAGCGGAACAATAGAAAACGCTGTTGCAGGTGCGGGCACTTCAGGTTATTCTGGAACGTCAGGCTATTCGGGCTATTCCGGATCCGATGCTCAAACATCAGGCTATTCAGGATTTCAAGGACAATCAGGCTATTCGGGTCTTGGTTATTCTGGTCCAGCTGGTGTCTCTGGTTACTCAGGCTCTGGTGTTTCAGGCTATTCGGGTTATTCTGGAAAGTCTGGCTATTCCGGTTCAGGCACAAGTGGCTACTCTGGCTCTGGTGTAAGTGGCTATTCTGGCTCAGGTGTTTCAGGCTATTCAGGTTATTCTGGAAAGTCTGGCTATAGTGGCGTAAGCGGTTACTCTGGCTATTCAGGTTCGGGTACTTCCGGTTATTCGGGTTCTGGTGTCTCTGGCTATTCTGGCGTAAGTGGTTACTCTGGTATCTCTGGTTACTCAGGCTCAGGTGTGAGTGGTTACTCAGGCTCCGGTGTAAGCGGTTATTCAGGATCAGGAACTTCAGGTTATTCTGGCTTAGGATTTTCAGGCTATTCTGGCCTCGGTACGTCGGGTTATTCTGGCCCTTCAGGCTACTCAGGTTCTGGAGTTTCAGGCTACAGCGGTTCTGGAATTTCTGGATACAGTGGTTCTGGTATAAGTGGCTATTCGGGATCTGGTACATCTGGTTATAGCGGTGCAGGAGGCTCGGGCTACTCTGGAATTTCTGGCTATTCTGGTGTCTCTGGCTACTCAGGCTCTGGTGTTTCAGGCTACAGTGGCAGCGGGGTTTCTGGCTATTCCGGTTCGGGAATTTCGGGATACAGCGGTGTCTCTGGCTACTCAGGTTCTGGCGTTTCCGGTTATTCAGGTTCCGGCGTAAGTGGTTATTCTGGTTATTCTGGCATCTCAGGTTATTCTGGAAAGTCAGGTTATTCTGGTTTTGGTGTTTCTGGCTACTCTGGTTCTGGTGTTTCTGGCTACTCTGGTTCTGGCGTTTCTGGCTATTCTGGCTCCGGTGTAAGTGGCTATTCAGGTTATTCGGGCATCTCTGGCTATTCAGGAAAATCAGGTTATAGCGGATCTGGTGTAAGTGGTTATTCTGGCTCTGGTGTTTCAGGCTATTCTGGTTCCGGTGTAAGTGGTTATTCTGGTTTTGGAACGTCTGGCTATTCTGGTATATCGGGCTATTCCGGAATAAACGCCGATTCGGGATCTCCAGGTGTTTCTGGCTACTCTGGTTCTGGCGTTTCTGGCTATTCTGGCATTGGCACTTCAGGCTATAGTGGTTATTCTGGTATTTCAGGCTACTCTGGCGTCTCGGGTTATTCAGGCTATAGTGGTTCCGGCATAAGTGGATATTCAGGTTATAGTGGCTCGGGAGTAAGCGGATATTCAGGTTCTGGCACTTCGGGTTATTCTGGATCTGGTGTTTCTGGCTATTCAGGTTCTGGTGTTTCTGGCTATTCTGGATCGGGAGTAAGCGGATATTCAGGTTCTGGCACTTCAGGTTATTCTGGATCTGGTGTTTCAGGATACAGTGGCAGTGGCGTTTCAGGTTACTCTGGTATCTCTGGCTATTCTGGTTCTGGTGTAAGCGGTTATTCTGGATATTCTGGCTCAGGAGTAAGTGGCTACTCGGGATATTCTGGCTCAGGAGTGAGTGGCTATTCAGGTTCTGGTGTCTCTGGCTATTCCGGCTATAGTGGAATTTCTGGTTACTCAGGAATAAGTGGCTATTCAGGTATAAGTGGCTACTCTGGACATTCTGGATATAGCGGGCATGATGGAAATGCTGCCGGTAAGCCCTTCTATCCTGACCCATCAACTATTTCTGCAACTTCAGGCTACTACGTCATGCGTGAGTCGCCTTCACCTAACGGTGAGAGTGGCATTGCTCTAACATTAACTGGTACGTCTCCATTCTTGGTTGGTGCATTCATCACAGAACCTGGAGTCCCTGGCGTAACTGCTCTCCCAGCCGGCATCAACGAAAGATACTTCTGGGTACAAACAGGTGCTGGAAACCAAGTAGCAAAAGTCTACGTAGAAACATACCACACTGAAGCAGACGGTTCTGCAGAATCACTTCTACGAACCACTACAAGTGTAGACTTCTCGGACGCTCTTCAACTGTTACACATACATACGACTAATCCCGATGCTCATGCTCTGACTACAGATAATAGACTTCTGTACAGAATCTACGCTCAACGTGTCTCTGCCCCTGCAAACTGCGACTTCGTAATGTACTTCTGCGGAATAGAACACACCAGTTACCAGATTTCAACCCTTTCAATTGGCTCAATCGGTCTCAGTGGCTATTCTGGTGTAAGCGGTTATTCAGGCTCTGGAATATCAGGCTACAGCGGCTCTGGTACTTCTGGCTATTCAGGATCAATTGGCACATCGGGATATTCAGGATTAAATGCTGATTCGGGTTCTCCAGGCGTTTCAGGTTATTCTGGTATTAGTGGTTATTCTGGTTTAGGCACTTCGGGATATTCTGGAATTGCAACATCTGGCTACTCAGGCTACTCAGGTTTGAGTGGCTATTCTGGTGTTTCAGGCTATTCAGGCGTAAGTGGCTACTCTGGTTCGGGTGTAAGTGGATACAGTGGTTTAGGATATTCTGGTCCTGCGGGTGATTCTGGCTACTCAGGTTCTGGTGTAAGTGGTTACTCAGGCTCTGGCGTCTCTGGCTACAGTGGCTATTCTGGCTCTGGTGTAAGTGGCTACTCTGGCTCAGGTGTTTCTGGTTATTCTGGCTCTGGTGTGAGTGGTTATTCTGGCTACTCTGGTTCTGGCGTGTCTGGTTATTCTGGATCTGGCGTCTCTGGTTACTCTGGTGCAACAGGTTCAGGAGCATCGGGATATTCAGGCTCTGGCGTAAGCGGCTATAGCGGAAGCGGTGTATCAGGCTATTCTGGCTCAGGTGTAAGTGGCTATAGCGGCATTTCCGGTTACTCTGGCTCTGGTGTCTCTGGATATTCAGGCATCTCTGGCTATAGTGGAATAAGTGGCTACTCTGGCTCCGGTGTTTCTGGTTACTCTGGCTCAGGTGTAAGTGGCTATAGCGGCATCTCTGGTTACTCTGGCTCGGGTGTAAGCGGTTATAGCGGTATTTCTGGTTATTCTGGCTCTGGTGTCTTAGGTTATTCAGGATTTAGTGGTTATAGCGGCTCTGGTGTAAGTGGCTACTCTGGTGTAAGTGGCTACTCTGGCTCTGGCGTGTCTGGTTACTCTGGCTCTGGTGTCTCAGGTTATTCTGGCTACAGTGGTGTTTCGGGCTACAGCGGCACAAGTGGCTACTCTGGCGTTTCAGGTTACTCTGGCTCTGGAGTTTCTGGCTATTCTGGCATCTCGGGTTATAGCGGCATAAGTGGTTATAGCGGTGTGTCAGGTTACTCTGGCTACTCTGGTTCTGGCGTTTCAGGTTACTCGGGTTCTGGAGTTTCTGGCTATTCTGGAGCGGGAACGTCTGGCTATAGTGGTTTTTCTGGTTATAGCGGTGTGTCAGGTTACTCTGGCTACTCTGGTTCTGGCGTTTCAGGTTACTCTGGCTCTGGAGTTTCTGGCTATTCTGGAGCGGGAACGTCTGGCTATAGTGGTG